CAAAAGGCGGAAATCTTCCGTTTCCGACTTTCCTGAGAGGAAAGCTGGAGCACAGAGAAGATTTCCGCCTTTGATGGTATTCAGGGATAACCGGGAATAAAAGCCCGTGCAAATTTCAAAAGGTTACGTTAAATCTCAGGCTAGACTTGACCAAGCAAAAGCTAGAGTGGAAGATCTGGAGAAGCAACTCAATAACAATAGGTATGGGATTGCTTACATCGACGCAACCGAAAAAGTCACGCAGTTAAATCGACCTCTTGATAATAACCTAATGGCTCAGATTGAATATTTAACTAACCAGCTATTTAGTCAACTTGGATTAACTCAAGAAATTATGGATGGAACTGCCAGTGAAACAGCAATGCTTAACTATTATAACCGAACTATAGAACCTATTTGTTCGGCAATTGCTGATGAAATGAAAAGAAAATTTCTATCAAAAAATGCTAGAACTAGAGGACAATCAATCATTTGTTATCGAGATCCATTTAGATTAACCCCAGTAAGTCAGCTTGCCGAACTAGCAGATAAGTTTACAAGAAATGAAATCTTAACATCAAACGAAATTAGACAAATTATAGGCATTGCTCCATCTAACGACCCTTCTGCTGATGAACTAAGAAACAAGAATCTAAGTCAATCCTCTGAAGAAATTGCTGCTAATGAGGATATGCCTATTGAAGATGAAGCTATGGAAACTATGTAACGAAAGGAGGACATATGTCCGCGAAATTTGATTTTTCAGGATGGGCTACACGAAACGACTTAAAATGTTCCGATGGTAGAACTATCAAACGAGATGCATTTAAAGATTGTGATGGTACGAAAGTTCCTCTGGTATGGATGCATCAGCATGATAATCCGGAGAATGTTTTAGGTCATGCATATTTACAAAATCGAGATGAAGGTGTTTATGCCTATTGCTCATTCAATAACACTTTTAGAGGTAGAGAAGCAAAAGAAACAATCAAACATGGTGATATTTGTTCATTATCGATTTACGCAAACCAGTTGAAACAGAATGGTAGAGACGTGGTCCACGGAGTTATCAGAGAAGTCAGTTTAGTATTAGCTGGTGCCAATCCTGGAGCGTATATCGAAAATATTGGTTTTGCCCATGGGGATTATTCGGATGATGTCGATGAAGCGATTATTTATACGGGAGAAGACCTCGATCTTTCGCATAACGACTTTAAAGATAGGATTTCTCCTGAGGAAACCACTAGAGAAAAGGGAGAAGGAGAAAAAGAAATGCCAGAAAATGGTAAGGAAAAAACACTAAAAGACGTTTTTGATACCTTAAACGAGGAACAGAAAACGCTTTTATATGCATTAGTCGGAGAAGCAATGAGCGGTAAAAAAGATGATGACGATGATGATAAAGGAGCAGATATGAAACATAACGTATTCGAACAGGACGAAGATATTTTAACAGGTAATGTACTTTCTCATGCTGATCAGATGGACATTATTAACGACGCTAAGCGCTACGGAAGCCTCAAAGAAAGTTTTCTAGCTCATGCTGCAACCTATGGTATTGAAAATATCGATTATTTATTCCCAGATGCTAGAACTATTACTAATGAACCTGACTTTGTTTCCAGAAACATGGATTGGGTTGATACTGTTATGAAAGGCGTAAAACACAATCCATTCAGTAGAATTAAATCGGTTCATGCTAACATCACTGAAGATGAAGCTCGTGCTAGAGGTTATATTAAGGGAAAACTCAAGAAAGAAGAAGTGTTCTCACTGCTTAAAAGATCTACTACCCCGACTACGATTTATAAGAAACAGAAATTAGATCGTGATGATCAGATCGATATTACAGATTTCGATGTAGTAGCATGGTTAAAGAAAGAAATGAGAATGATGCTTGACGAGGAAATTGCTAGAGCAATTTTGATTGGTGATGGACGTCTAGCCTCTTCCGATGACAAAATTAAAGAAGATGCGATTAGACCTATTTGGAAAGATTCGGATCTCTATACGGTGAAAAAAGATGTTGAAGTAGCGGATAGCGATACTGATGAAGATGTAGCTAAGAACTTCATCAAAGCCGTTATCCGTTCTAGAAAAGACTATAAGGGAAGTGGTAATCCGACTTTATTTACTACCGAAGATCTCCTTACCTCTTGTCTGCTCATCGAAGATAAAACAGGTCGTAAGATCTACACTAGCATCAATGATCTCGCTACAACGCTTCGAGTGTCCAAAATTGTAACCGTAGAAGTTATGGAAAATCAGACTAGAAAAGACGACAACAATAACACCAAGAATCTCATGGCCATTCTTGTAAATCTTACTGATTATGTTGTTGGAGCAGATAAAGGCGGAGAAGTAAACATGTTTGATGACTTCGATATTGACTACAACCAGAACAAATATCTGATTGAAACTAGATGCTCAGGAGCACTTGTTAAACCATACTCTGCTATTGCATTTGAAAACGTCGCTGGAACTAATACTGGCGTTTAATTCAAAATGAAGTATTACGGTCGAATCTGTTTTTCTGAAACAGTAGAAACATCTCCAGGAGTATGGACAGAAAGTTATACGATTAGAAACTATTTTGGGGACGTGGTAAGAAGAAGTAGCCGATACACTCCAGGTCAATCTATAAACGACAACATTAGTATAACTAACGACATAAGCATTGTTGCGGACCAGTTCGCACTTAACAATTTCTACAATATTAGATGGATTGAATTTGCTAACTCCAAATGGAAGATTACTAGTGTTGAGGTTGAACCGCCAAGACTGATTTTATCAATCGGAGAATTGTTTAATGATGACTAGAATTGAATTCCATAATTTATTGAAAAATATTTCTGGAATCAATAATGTTTATTATCAGCCTCCGGAAAATATTAAGATACATTATCCATGTATTATCTATAATTTTGATAATTATCAAAATTCAAGTGCTGATAACGGTAAGTATCTAAAACATAAACGCTATTCTGTAACGATTATTAGTAAGGACCCGGACAACGATTACGTTGAAAAGGTCCTTACTTTACCTTTAAGTTCATTTGATCGCAGGATGGTGGTAGACAATCTATATCATGATGTTTTGACAATTTACGTATAGGAGGAATTATGACAAAAATTGCATGGGATGAAACCGGTAAGCGTCTCTATGAAACAGGTGTCAAGAACGTTGTTCTATATAAACCTGGAGAAAATGGAAACTATTCAAAGGGTGTAGGATGGAATGGTTGCACAGCTGTCAACGAATCTCCCTCTGGAGCTGAAGCTACACCATTCTATGCTAACGGTATTAAGTATCTGAACTTAATGTCCAATGAAGACTTTGGTGGAACTATTGAAGCTTATACTTACCCTGATGAATTCGCGGAATGCGATGGAAGTACGGTTCTGGCAGACGGTGTAACGATTGATCAGCAGTCAAGAAAGGTATTTGGTCTTGCGTATAGAACGGAAATTGGTAACGATCTGGTTGGGACTGAATATGGATACAAGATTCATTTAGTTTACGGAGCTCTTGCATCTCCGTCTGAGAAAAGTCATTCAACAGTTAATGAGTCGCCAGAGGCAGTCACATTCTCATGGACATTTACTACTACACCAGTTAACGTAACTGGAGCCAAACCAACATCTCATCTGGTTGTCGACTCTACCAAAGTAGACCCGACAAAATTAGCTGCTCTTGAAGCTAAATTATATGGGTCTGAAACGGAAGAACCATCAATGCCGTTACCAGATGAAGTAAAAGCTCTCATTGGCGCAACAGCATAAATAGATATTCTCAGAAGACTCTCCTTTTTACAGAGTCTTCTTTTTTTATTATAGATAAGGCGAGGAAAATAACAATGATTAGTAAGACAATTGAATATACAGACTATAACGGAAACGAAGTAAAAGATACTTTTTACTTCAACTTAAATGAAGCAGAGATTATCGATATGGAAATGTCTAAATCAGGAGGTCTATCAGAGCATATTCAAAAAATTATTGATACTAAAGACCTTCCTAAATTAATTAAATTGTTTAAAACAATGCTTCTTAAATCATATGGTGAAGTTTCTGACGATGGTAAACATTTTGTAAAATCTAAGAAGATTAGAAAGAAATTTGAAAATTCAGCTGCTTTTCCAAAGCTCTATATGGCTCTGGCAACTAACGATATTGAGGCTGCGGAATTTGTTAAAGGTATTATTCCTCAGAACATCGATATGACAAAACTCGCAGGATAAATAATGTTACGCATGTCAATAGATGCCAAACGATATTGGAATGAAAAAGAGCAACTGTTCGTAACCATACCAAAGCATGATCTCGAATTAGAACATTCGTTGTCCGCAATTTCAAAATGGGAATCCAAATGGCATAAGTCTTTCTTCTCGACACCAGACAAAACTAAAGATGAAATACTTCACTATATTACTTGTATGTCTAAGAAAGAAATAGACCCAGTAGTTATTCTAGGTCTTAGAGATACTGATATAGAGAAGATAAACGATTATATCAACGATCCTATGACAGCCACGACTTTCGGAGGGTCGAAAAATCCTGGTGCTAAAAGAATTATTACTACCGAACTTATTTATTACTGGATGATCTCACTAAATATACCATTTGAATGCGAGCATTGGCATATAAACAGACTAATAACCTTGATTAACGTATGTAGTGAAGAAAGTAAACAGCATAAGCCTATGAGTAAAAAAGATCTCATAGCTAGAAACAGAGCCCTTAATGCTCAAAGAAGAGCTGCTTTAAAGACTAAAGGATAGGTGGTAAATATTATTTCCATCAAACAAAAGGGTGATTTTAAAAAATTAGAAAGGTATCTAGGAAAATGTAAAAACTTAAAATTAAAGAATATATTATCCGAATACGGTGATGAAGGATTGGAAGCTCTTAAGAATTCTACTCCAGTTGATTCTGGAGATACTGCATCTTCTTGGAGTTATGACCTCAAGATCGGATCAGATATGAGCTCTATCACATATAAAAATAGCAACATAAACAAAGGGGTTAATATAGCCATCATCTTACAGTACGGTCATGGGACTGGAACTGGTGGATACGTCCAAGGGAGAGATTATATTAACCCGGCAGTACAGCCAATATTTGATGAGATAGCAGAAACAGTGTGGAAGGAGGTGACGAAAGTATGAGTAATACCATAGATAACAAAGTAGTATCCATGGAGTTCGATAATAGTAGGTTCGAATCGAATGTATCCACTAGTATGAGCACCTTAGATAAACTTAAAAAAGCTCTGAAATTCGACGGAGCGTCAAAAGGGATTGAAGAGATTTCTGAAAAAGCAAGCAGATTTAATTTTAATCCAATTACATCAGCTGTAGATGGTGCCAGAGAAAAATTTTCAGCTTTACAGGTTATCGCAGTCACTGCTCTTCAGAATATTACTAACTCTGTTATTAATACCGGAAAACAATTAATCTCTTCGCTAGCTATCGATCCGATTAAGGATGGTTTTCACGAATACGAGCTCAAAATGGGGTCTATTCAAACGATTATGAATAGTTCCGGTGCATCGTTAGAAAAGGTTAATGCATACTTAGCTGAATTAAACACTTATTCAGATAAAACTATATACTCTTTTTCTGACATGACAGAGAGTATAGGTAAATTTACAAATGCTGGAGTTAGTCTGGATAAAGCCGTATTAGCCATCAAAGGTATTAGTAATGAAGCTGCGGTTTCTGGGGCAAATGCGCAACAGGCATCTCATGCGATGTATAACTTTGCACAGGCATTATCCTCAGGATCAGTTCGATTACAGGACTGGAAATCAATCGAGAATGCTAATATGGCTACTGTTGAGTTTAAACAAACTCTGATAGATAGTGCCGTTGCGCTTGGTACTGTAACCAAAGAAGGAGACAGATATAAATCCACTACAAAGGATTTGAATGGTCACGTTTCTGATTTATTTGATGCTACAATGGGCTTCAACGATGCCTTATCATCTCAATGGATGACCACAGATGTATTAGTTGACGCATTGAGTAAGTATTCTGATGAGACAACAGAATTTGGTAAAAGAGCTTATGCTGCCGCCTCAGACGTTAAGACATTCAGTCAGTTAATGGATACCTTAAAAGAATCCGTTGGTTCTGGATGGGCAGAAACTTGGGAGATTGTATTTGGTGACTTCGAAGAAGCTAAAAGCTTATGGACCCAGATGAATGATGTATTTAGCGAAATTATTCAAAAGTCTTCAGACGCCAGAAATAGTCTTCTAAAAGGTGGTTTAGGATCTGGTTGGAAAAACTTGGTTGATGGATATATTCCAGATGCTAATAAATTCTTGGATACTGTAAAAAAAGTAGCTAAGGAAAACAATGTCTCAGTTGATTCCATGGTCAAAGAGTATGGTTCATTCGAAGCATCTCTTAAATCTGGATGGTTGAATAAGGATATTCTTACCAAATCTATTAAGGAAATTACAAAGGGTACCGAGAATATGTCTGTTGCTCAGTTAGTAGCAGCAGGTAGATCACAGCAAGAAGCTGAACAAATCTTCAAACTAAACCAGGCACTTAAAGACGGAAGTTTTAATGTGGACGAATGGGTCGATTCTCTTAAAAAGATGTCTGGCAGAGAGAATCTCGTAAAATCCTTAGTGAATTCTTTCGAAGCATTAAGATCTGTTATATCTCCAATAGGCTCAGCTTTAAAAGAAGTATTTCCTCCTATAACAGGAGATATGATTTATAAGCTAACTGACCGAATCAAAAATTTCACGGATAAATTGAAATTGACTGGAACTGAATCGGATAATCTTAAGAACACCTTCAAGGGTGTTTTTTCTTTTGTCTCGTTATTAGGTAAAGGATTTGGTGCTGTTTGCAAAGTACTTAGTCCGTTATTACAGTTAATCCGTCCAATTGTAAATTTGTTTTTATCTTTTACTGCAACGATTGGAAAGTTTATTACTAATCTGAACAATAGTATAGGCGGTCTTAAATCGTTTAATGACGGAGTTACATCTGTAAAACAAAAAGTACAATCACTCGTAGATTCTATTAAAAACTTACCGCAAGTATTTAGCGATTCCAAAAATGTGGTCACTACATTTTTCAAAGAAATGTCTTATGGATTTGATACCATCGCAGAAAATATTGGAAAAATATTTCAAGATTCAGATCCACTAGGATGTCTTCTAAATATGTTTGCTAAAAGTTTTGGACCTGCGTTTGAAGCTTTTGGAGAAGTAATCAGAAGAATTAGCTCATTAATAGGAGATTCTATTGGCAATATTATTGACCGATTCTCTCTGACAAAAGGGTTAGGTATTATTTTCACTGCATTCGGTGGTTTATCATTTTCTACTATATTACAGAATGTTCAGAACTTTGCTCAGAAAATTGATGGTCTAGGTGATACCTTAAATGGAATAGTAGATACGATTAAGTCTAATATTGGAACTTCTAGCGGTGGTTTTTTCGAATCGCTTAGAGAATCTCTATCAACATTTACCTCAGGTGTTAAAGTTGGAAAACTTCTAGCAATAGCAACGGCGGTAGGTATTTTGTCAGTATCTCTTACTGCTTTATCTGAAATTCCGATGGATAAAGTAGCTGTCGGATTAGCTGGTCTAGGTGGAATAATCCTTGAGCTTGCTGCTGGTATTAAATTATTGAGCAAGATACCAGAGGAAGATGCTGAAGCTCTGGGGGAAGTAGGAGAAACATTAGGTGAATTTGCTTCAGCTGTAGCAACTATGGCTAGTGCATTATCATTATTAGCTGAACTTGATTGGAACCAGATGACTGTTGGGTTAACCGGTATTGCTGGAATATCAGCCGTTATTGTTGCCTCTATGTGGGGACTGTCGAAGCTTGAGAAACCAATGACGAAAGGTGTTGCTTCGATGGTTATTTTCACATTTGCGGTTAAGTTAATGGCAACAACCGTTAAAAGTCTGAGTTCACTAAATTGGGAAGAATTAGGAAAAGGTGTAGCAGGCATTGCAGGAATCGCTGCTGTATTAGTCGCTTCTATGCGATTAATGGCTGGAGCAAAAGGGTCTATTCTTAAAGGGTCTATAGCGATGTCTGGAATTGCGGTAGCGATGAATATTATCCTTCCTGTTCTTAAACAGCTTAGTGCTATGAATCCAGAACAGCTAGTACAGGGTCTACTTAGTATGGGAGTTGCCTTATCCGAGATGGCATTAACTTTAAAGCTGATGGGATCAAGCGGAACGGTTTCTGGGGCGATATCCTTAATAGCTATGGCTGGAGCGCTTACTATTATTATTCCAGTTTTACAAACTTTGGCTTCCATGTCGCTTAAAGAACTTGGAAAGGGTCTTGGTGGACTGGCTGGACTTCTACTAGAGTTATCAATCGCTCTGAAAATGATGAGTGGTTCATTTGGAGGAGCTGCTTCGGTTGCGGCGGTCGGTGTCGCATTGAACTTACTTATTCCACCAATCAAAATGTTTGCAAGTATGAATGGTGAAAGTATAGGTAAGTCACTAATTGCAGTTGGTTCTGCTTTAGCAATAATGGCTGTAGGTCTTAGAGCTATGCAAGGAACCTTGAGTGGTGCTGCTGCAATGGTAGTAGCTGCTGCTGCATTTAATTTGCTAGCAATGAGCGTTTCCGTAATTTCTGGTGTCTCTTGGGAAGGAATTATAAAATCGATTGTTACACTTTCTGCCACTCTATTATTACTTGGGGTTGCGGCAAAAGTAATAGCTCCGATGTCAATGTCTCTAATAATCTTATCTGGGACTATAGCAGTATTCGGTGCTGCATTAGGAGTGTTAGGAACTGGTGTTTCTTTAATGGCTGTAGCCTTCAATGAGTTTGGTGATGCAGTTATTTCCAAGGCTAAAGATGTATTGAAGGCGATTATCGAATTAGGTCCGCCTCTAATCGAGGTAGGTAAGACTATAGTTCTAGGCATCTGCGATGTACTTCTTTCTGCCCTTCCAAAAATTACAGAAATAATTATTGAGTTAGTGAAGTCCGTCATCAAAATTATCGTAACCTTAGCACCAGATATTGCAGAAGGCATTGTGAAAGTTATCGATGAGGTTCTCAAGACGCTGGTAAAATATGCGCCTTCGATCTGTGACTCGATTATGGATTTCATCGTAATCGTTTTGCATTCTTTATCAACTCATATTCCGCAGATAGTTAAAGAGGTCTCTAATATCTTAGGAGAAATCTTTGGGGCTATTATGGATCAGCTAGGTAAATTTGGAACTAAAAATATAGAACAGTTTCTAACTAATGTAGGTTTCCTAGCTGCAATAACTGCTGCCTTAGCGGCGGTAGGTCCGTTAGTTCCAGCTGCAATGGTAAGCGTTCTTAAGCTATCACTTCTTGTTGGTGAACTCGGCTTAGTTTTAGCGGCATTTGGAGCTATTAACCAGATCCCTGGTGTTCAAAATATGATTGCTGATGGTGGCAATCTACTTCAAACTATCGGAACCGGTATTGGACAATTTGTTGGTGGTATTGTTGGTGGATTTGCTAAAGGTATGTTCGATCAGTTACCAGCGATTGGTAAGGATCTATCTGATTTTATCAAGAACTTAGAACCATTCATGAACGCTTCTGGTAGTATCGATCCTAACCTATGTACTTCCATTGAAACTCTCGTAAAAGCAGTAACTATGCTTACCGAAAGAAATATCATGGAAGGATTGACTAACTGGTTTACTGGAGGACAATCGATCGATAAATTTGGAAGCGATCTCGTTTCAATTGGTACTTATCTCAAATTATATTCTGATCAGGTATCTGGAATTGACACTGAAACGATAGCTCGATCATCGACCGCATTAAACCAGTTGATGACCGGAATGGGTTCGTTACCTACTACCGGAGGGGTTTTAGGGTGGTTCAATGGAGAGACTGACGTTCAGGCATTCGGAGAAAATCTTGTTAAGTTTGGACATAGTCTTAAAGCATATGCTGAATCTGTTGCAGGACTTGATGCTGAAGTAGTAGTAAACTCGGCAAACGCTGCCCAGACAATGGTTCAGTTAGCGACGGAAGTACCGAATTCAGGCGGTGTTGTTGGATGGTTCATGGGCGAAAACGACATGGGCTCATTCGGCGATAATCTAGTTAGATTTGGTACTGCTATGAAATCATATGCCGATTCAGTAACTGGCATCGACCCTAATGTAGTTATTAATTCGGCAAATGCTGCTCGGGCAATAGTTGAACTTTCGAACAATCTGCCTAATAGCGGTGGAGTAGCTGGATGGTTTATGGGCGAAAATGATATGGGTACTTTCGGTGATCAGCTTGTTAAGTTTGGATCTGCTATATCATCTTATTCTGCTCAAGTTGCAGGAATCGATTTAGGAGCAATGTCTTCTGCCACCAATGAATTTAAGAGGTTAGTGGACTTAGCCACCGGATGTGTAAGTATTGATTTCAGCGGAATGAATAATTTCTCTATAAGCCTTCAAAGTTTAGCAAATACTGGAATCTCAAACTTCATTGCTGCATTTGCTGACGCACAATCTAGAGTTAGGGAAGCCGGTGGTAGATTACTTACAGAGACTGTAGAAGGTTTTAGAAGTAGACTTAGCAAACTAGCTGACGCAGGTAGGGAAGCTGGTAAAAAGGTTGTAGATGCAATCAATAATAGTAAGTCAAAATTTAGATCGGCTGGTCAAAATGTTACGACTGCTATCGCTGATGGAATGAAGAGTAATTCATCAAGAGTTACTAGTGCCGCCAGAAGCCTCTTAAATTCTATTAGAGGTCAGTTTAACGGTTCTAGCACTTTGCTATATAGTGCAGGAGCCAATATTGCTCAGGGATTAGCGAGCGGAATTAACGCCAATGCATGGAGAGCTATTAGTGCTGCCAGAAGTATGGCGAATGCTGTAGCTGAAGCATCTAGAAAAGCTCTTGTTATCAGATCTCCATCAAGAGTATTTTTCAAGTTTGGTAGATTTATTGACCAGGGTTTGGAAAATGGTATTAACACTTATATTCCAAATGTGGTTGAAGCTTCTGAAAATCTTGCCAGGAAGACGATTGCAGCCGTTGATAAGGCTATATCTACTACTAATAATCTGATAGAAGATAATAATGGTCTAATACCGACGATTACTCCAGTAGTAGACTTATCTGAAGTTACTTCTGCTGCTGGAAAATTATCAACTTTGTTTGATAAAGAGCCAGAATTGACCGCTCGACTTTCAAGTATCGCAAATGGAGTTTCAAATAAAGAAGATAAAACACTAAACATTACAGTAGATAATACTGATGTTGTCGAATCTATTAACGAGTTGCAGAACGAATTTGCGGAACTTAAATCTTCTTTTACTAATATGAGAGTATATCTTGATTCTGGTGCTCTAGTTGGTCAGTTAATAGATAAAATTGATACTCAACTTGGTTCAAAGCAAACACTTAAGTTGAGGGGAGTTTAAGGGTTTTATGGCGATCTTATCGAGTAAGCAGATCAGACTAAATCCATATTTCAATATCAACGATAAGAGTAGAATTCCGCATTCAATCACTTTTGGTAAGAGAAATACATGGGATCATTGGGGTATTGTACCAACCTCTCTTCCTGTTATTTCTCCTCCTGGTATTGATATTAGGTCTGATCCAAATTCTTTGAAAAATGGTTCAATCATCGGTGGCGATATCATCGCTCCATATACGACCCTCCAGAACAGAGAAGGTGATATAGAGTTTATAGTTGTAGATCAGAGATGGAACTGGGCTGAACTTTACTCTGAAATCATGAGTCACCTTCACGGATTCAAAATGAAAGCTATTTTAGAAGACGATCCTGAGTATTTCTATCAGGGTCGTTTTTCTGTTTCTGGATGGGACAGTTCTAATGATGATTATTCACGAATAACAATTTCGTATAACCTAGATGCATATAAATATTTAATAACTGATCCAACGATAAAGGAGATTTGATATGGCTATCTTGTCTAGTAAACAAATCAAGCTGGATCCATATTTTAACTTTAATGACAAGAATAGGATCATTCATTCAATCACTTTTGGTAAGAGAAATACATGGGATCATTGGCATTTAGCACCAGAAACAAGACCTGTTATCGAGCCACCAAATGTTAAACGGCGTGAAGTATCTGTGCCGGGAAGAAATGCAGCTTTGGATTTAACCGACTCAATCATGGGATTTCCTAGATATGAGAATAGAACCGGGAAATTAAACTTCATAGTCTTGCATGATTATGAACCAAATGTGTTCGAGTTAATTAGAAAAATTGGATCCTATTTGCATGGTAGAGAAATGACTATGCGGCTTGAAGATGATTGGAGATATTTTTATAAAGGTATTTTTTGGGTCGAATCAGTAAGTCCTACTAAAGACTACTCAAAAATCACTATTGGTTACGAAGTAGAACCGTTTAAGTGGAGTATCTATACTACAGACGATCGAGATTGGGAATGGGACCCGTTTAATTTCAGAACTGGTATTGTTCCACTCAATCTCAAAGATGTAAGAGTGGTGTCGACGAGTCCTACAACCTTATCAATTCCACCTGAAGTATCTGGAGTTATGCAGGAAACATATCCAAAGATTACTGTAACTTCTTCAGCAAAAGAAGGAGTGGATTGTGAAGTTAACGTTGGCGGAATTCGAACTCACACTCAACATCTCGACGAAGGAGAGAACCGATTAAGAACAAACTTGATTGGAAACTCAACAATAAAACTGTCAGTTAAATCAGGGGATGCTGCTGTAGACATATTCTTTAGGAGAGGGGTGTTGTAAATGTATTTGATTAAAGCTGACGATTTAATTATCTATGACGATACAATACCTTTTAACGATAAAGAAATTGACGTTATAGATGCGAAATTGACTTTACAGGAGAGTGCTGCTGGTCAACTTGATCTAACACTCCCACCATCAAACTGTGGTTACAATACAATTCAGAGACTAACCACAACCATCAAAGTCTACAAGTATGAAAAACTGATATGGACTGGCAGAGTTTTGTCTGAATCTATTGATTTCTTCGGTAACAGATCTCTTACTGTTGAAGGAGCATTAGCATTTTTAAACGATACCGTCCAACCGCAGGATGAATTCCATAACATGACAGTATTGGCTTTTCTGAATCATTTGATTGAAGTCCACAACAAGAGATCAGAAAGAAAATTCAAAATGGGTTCCTGTACTGTCGAAGATGCGAACGATTCAATCTATCGATTTACAAACTACGAAACAACAATCGAAGCGATTAACGAAAAACTTCTTAAAAGACTTAATGGTCTGATTAGAGTTCGTTATGTTGACAATGATCCGACTCCAGTGATCGATTATCTTAAAGATCAACCAAGAGTTAATTCCCAGGTTATCCAATTTGGAGAGAACCTTCTGGACTTTACCAAGAACTGGGATATGAGTGACTTCTGTACAGTTGTTTTACCTTTAGGAGCTGAAGAAGAGCAGGATGAAGATTTCGATTATGAGTATGACGAAAACGGTAATCCTATTTATGACTCTGAAAACAATACAACCCCTGGAAGTAACAATTACCATAACGAGTCTTTAAGAAAACATATTACTGTAGCTCCTGTTAATAACAATTCTATATTTGTTCCTAACAATACGATGGTAGCTAAATACGGTTGGATCGAGAGAGTTATTGAGTTTAATGATGTCCATGTTCCAGAGAATTTATTGAAGTATGCTCAGGATTATTTAAAAGATATTCAGTTTGATGCAATGGAACTTGAACTTCAGGCTGTTGATCTGAATTACTACAATCTCGATGCTGAATCAATAGAAATCAGTGACTCTATTCGAGTCGTTTCAGAGCCTCATGGATTAGATAGAAGATTTCCTGTAAAGAAGCTGTCTATTCCTTTAATGAAGCCTGAGAATACGACTTTCACACTTGGTGATTCGAACACAACATCTCTAACTTCGATTAATACCGACATTAACGAAGATGTTTATAACAGGATTGATGGTTTGCCAAGTAAGTATTCTGTTCTTGAATTAGCCAGGAAGAACGCAACAGCTTTGCTTAACATGGCTGGCAACGACGGCTTTCTGGTTTTAAGAAAGAACGAAGTCTTAGTAATGGATGAGCCCAAAATCGAGAATGCCAGAAATATTTGGCGTTGGAACATGAATGGTTTTGCTCATTCATCAAACGGTTATAGAGGTCCTTTTGATACTGCTATTACTATGGATGGTTGGATCATGGGTGAGCATATCGCTGCTAATAGCATTCATGCTCAACAGATTGATGTAAACTACACTACCACTCAGGAAAAGAAATGGCAGGATGAGTTATCTGATAACTATTGGACTAATACAACAGTCCAGTCGAAAATTCAAAATGCGGCTGATAACATTCTACTTTCAGTCGAAGAATCTGCCGGTGGGAACGACAATCTACTAAAGAACACTCGAAACCCACAAGATTCTACAGATCTGCATTCAGCATTTTCAGGGATTGAATACAATGACGGATACAAGGAAAACTGCTTCTGTATTGGAGCTGCTGGAACAACGAATGCAACATTATATTCTTCTGAGATGCTGTTAAAACCTGGTCTTACGTATACATTTTCAACAGATATTTCCAAGAACTTCAATGAAGCAGGAACCCTGATAGTCAACTTAGGATATTTCGAAACGAAAGCCGATGCAGATGGAAACAAGAATGCAAAGCGCCTCGTTGGTAAGAACATTACATTGGCAACTGGTCAGGATAGAAAACGATATGATTGCTCTTTTGCTACTCCAGCAAAGATCTATAAAGGATGGCTCCAGATTGGATTAGATACCAGTGTAACCAGCCGGAAAGTATATTTAAATCGATTAAAGTTTGAAGAAGGTGGAAAGAACACTTACTACACTCCGAATACTTGCGAACTGGTTACGAGGTCCTCACTTAAGTTAACTTCAGATTCTCTTAAAGCCGAAGTATCAAAGAAAATTGGACCAAACGAAATTATCAGCGCAATCAACATATCTCCAGAAACAATCGCTATTAAGTCTGGAAAAATTAAGCTTGAAGGTATTGTAACTGCGAATAAGAACTTCAGAATTTCAGAAGCAGGATCCTGCATTATCAAATCCTTAGTTGTTCATACGGGTATGGAGATTTACCCAAACAACAATTCTGGAGGAAATGTTTCGTATATCGATTTTCATTCAACCAGTAGCAGTGGAGACTTCAGTAACCGTTTAGCTTCAAAGAATGGAAACTTTGTCCTCTATAATAAGGGTTATGCTGGAGGGGTTGTGGATTTGGGAGTTCTTAAATACAACTCACTGCAACGTAAATCAGATAGAAGACTTAAGACAGACATTAAGGAACTTGATTTGGAGAAGTCGCTTTACCTAGTTCAGAACCTGATTCCGTATCAATTCAAAATGACGACAAAAGGTGACGATCAACTACACCACGGATTCATTTATCAGGAAGCAGTTGAGTTAGTAGATGACAAAGACTGGGCATTTTTACAGGAATTTGAGGATGAAGATCTAGGAAAAACAACTTTTGGAGCACTGGATTACGAAGAAGTTATTCCTGATTTACTTAATGTATGTAAATTCCAGCAAAAACAAATTAAAGATTTACAAGAAAGAGTTGAGAAATTAGAAGCTCTAGAAAGGAGATAAAGATGGCGGATATCTCAAAAGAGATACGTGATTTTAAGCAGGCTATTTATGGAGAAGAAGTTCGTGGATCAATGGTCACAATGGCTGAAAAGCTAAACAAAGAAATTAGTACAGCAGATCAGCATCAGGGATCACTAGAAACTCTGAACGAACAGGCTGCTAAAAATATTAAAGAACTGGAAAAGCTGACTGAAGACACTGAAGCTGGTTTTGGACGATTAGGCAATGTTGAAAAAACGCTTACTGAAATAGACAATAAAGTGATTTCAGCTCAGAACAGTATTAAGCAGAATTCAGACCAACTTGCTCTAAAAGCCAGTAAAACAGAGTTGTCTAGTGCCCTTGACGATGCTGTTCGAAATGCTAAAAGTTATTCAGATTCAAAATACGATTCGAGTGTTGATTATATAGACTCACAATTGACAGTAGCTTCGAATCAGATCACCAGTAAAATCACTGGAGTTCAGAAAGAACTTTCGAATATTTCAGTGGGAGGAACAAACCTTGTTCGTGGATCTCGTGATTTCAGAGTTGATACAAACTGTATTTCAGGATTTAAAGAACCGACTTCATGGACAAAATCTGTAGACAGTGAAAACTTTACAGAAGCTACGTTAAGCGCAACAGGTCTTACGAGTAATCGATATACTTCTTTCTACAGTAACTATTTTCCAATCACTAAAGAACCATTAGTTGTTTCAGTCATGGTTAAAGTCAAGGATCTTTCAAAATGGGATGGAAGGTCCTTTTTAATGTTTGAGACGTTTAACGAAAAGAATGATACAAGATTAGATTACGTTGAAGTTGACTTTGAGAATGATCACGGAAACAATCCAAAGGTTACTGCAAATCAATGGGTTAAATTCGTTTGGAAGAAACCAGAAGTTAATGGTAAGTTTGGACGGATTAGATTAATGCTTCAACGGAATGGTGAGATCTCTTTCAAGAAACTTAAGGTTGAATACGGATCAATTCCTACTGACTGGTCTCCAGCTCCAGAAGATATTGATGTAGATTTGGGTACTATCAATGGAAGACTGGTAACCACAGAAACTTCAATCAATCAAAATAAAGAACAAATTGCTTTGCGCGCTACTAAAACTGAAGTGACGAATGCTGTTAAGACGGCTAAGGATTATGCAGATACTCAATATTCGAATTCAAAGATTTATACGGATGCTCAGTTGAATATTGCTTCAGATCAGATTACTTCGAGTGTTGTTGAAGTTCGTGAGACGGTTGATGGTCTTACTGTTGGAGGTACTAACTTATCCAAGAAAACTGATTTCGGTAAAAGATATTCTCAGGGAAATATTTATGCCGGTAACGCAAACACCATCACAGTTAACGACTATGAGCTCTCCTGCAAAGCTAACCCTTCAGATTTGGTTGGATTTATCGCCAATATTCCATCTGGTCATAACGTTCTGACTGTTTCAGGGTTTTCTGATTTACAGGATGTTATGTATCTATGGTCGATTAAGAATAAATCGAACACGACAGTTGTAACCCAGCCACCTGCTCCGACTAGTATTGCGGGAACCGTTGTACTAGATGAAAGTGGCTATACTCCTGAAGCAGACTTTACTCCAGCAGGTTCGGATTCAACTGATGTTGCTCCAGCTGACTTTAGGTATAACTCAACAGCATCTAATGATTCGGATTATTTCGAATTCCAGATCGAATACGATCATCCTGACGCTGCGGTTCTTAATCTTGGTCTTGGCGATTATCCTTATGCAAATCCATATAAGCTCTGGAATGTACAGATCGAAGTAGGAAATCTAGCTACTGCCTGGTCTCCATCCCCTGAGGATGTGGAAGGTGATGTAAGTGGTTTAAAAGGAAGAGTCACCACAGCTGAAACAAACATTACTCAAAATGCAAATCAAATCGCTCTAAAAGCGAATAAAACCGATGTTGACAATGCAATTAGAACCGCAAAAGCAGATATTCAAGTCACAACTGATGGCATTAAACAGACAGTTGAATCGCACTACTCAGAACTTAGCGATGAGATCAGAAGTTCTTACAGTTTCCCTTTAGACATTACGTCTGTCATGGATGGGGACAATACTGTTCTTACAGCAAATGTATTTCAAGGATCGAAGAAGCTGACAGATCCTCAGATCTATGCACTAGGCTGTCTTAACTGGTATAAGAACGGAACGAAAATCGGTACTGGAAAAACGCTAACCCGAAAGGTAGATGACACAGAAGAGATTAGTTGTTGTCTTGAAAGCGGGGGGGTGGTCTAATGGAATTAATTAAACTAGTAGACGGCTCCTATGGTATAAAAGGAAGGAATTTACTAAAAAAATCGTATCCGCTAATTTTAGAAAACTGGGTAAGCCAAAGTTCGCCAGCTTCTACGATAGATGCAAATGTTCTATATGAAGGTAAACCGACTGTAAAAACATATCTTGGTGCAGGTCTTATATATTGTCATAGAGGTATTAATGCTAATGATCCAAGCAAATGGATTCCAATGATTGTTGGCCAAACCTACACATACTCGATGTGTATCAAGGTGACAGATACAGTTACTCACAATAATATATTACCTTTGCATTTCCATTTCGCTAATCCCGGAGATACTTCATACGTTAATCCGAATAATATAAAGATTTCTGGGACTATGAAGATTGGAGAATGGTCGATTATAAGTTCAACATTCAAATCTTCAAAAGAATATATGCGGCCTATCATTTTTACAGCCCAGAATCCGGCAACTCCCGTTAACATTGCTTGGATTAAACTCGAATATGGAGACACAAGGACTGAACCGAGTGCAGCACCAGAAGATGTGGGTGATGTGATTAACGAGGATATTAAATATGGAATTCTTGATAATGGATCACTATTTGTAAAAGGAAGAAACTTAGCTTTAAACTCATCACCAAATAAAGTAGATAGCAACGACTATCAATTTTTGGTTATAAGATTAGCTTCATTACCGGAGCACGGTCAGGATTTCACTATTCAGATATGGGGTAAATTATCTCCGGAAATGACAGCATTCAGAGCTTATTGTCATAGTGGTAATGGAAATTTAGTACCGGGGGATTTTGTAAAAACCGATTACGGTTATATCTGTAAAGGAACATGGAAAAGTAAATATACTGACACAAACGGTCTTCATGAATATGACGATCCATATTTGTATGTTTATCAACTTTATTTAGATCAACTTACATCGAATACAAAATCATCGATTGAAAAAGTAATGGTCACATTTGGACACGATGAGTATGCTTATTCTCCAGCGCCAGAAGACATGGAAGGGGTGAGTTGATGGATTGGGCGAAATTAAAATTAACGGCGGATGACTTTGAAATAGGCAGTGTAAACGAGTCTAACGACAATCTGACCTATGAATCTCAAAAAATCAGAAAAGACTCACGGCTTAGAGTAAAAGATTTAATTCCCGTTTCTAAGGCTGTTCATATACCTATCAAAAGTGGGTATGAATACTTTTTTACCACTTTTGATGAAAATAAAAGATACTTAGGGAATAATCTTCAAGTCGTACGTCCGTGGGGTTCGATAGTGGAAACGATCAAATTAGACCCACGAGTCTGTTATATTGCATTACTTGTTAGAAGCACACCGGTCGAAAAAATATATCCTTCTAATGTTTCAGAAGCTTTACCCGGCTATATTTGGACAGCGGGACAACCAGAGTTTGGAAAACTCAAAGATGGATCGGTTTATACAAAAGGAAGAAATCTACTCACAGGAACGTCGAACGTATTTGCAGAAGGGTTAAACGTGCAATCTGAAAATTCCTTTCGGTGGGTAGATGGATCTAAAGACATGATCAGAGGACAACAGATAACCGTATCCGCTCAATTTGATGTAGATAGCATTGTCTATGACACTGATGAATTATATCACCGAACGTTGGTAGAACCGGGAATCATGTTTAAAAACGGAACGACTAAATGGTGTACTGTTGTACATACCTCTAGCGATCCATCAACCTATCACGGACGGATTTATGGAACCTTTTCAATCCCAGATGAAGAAATTGAACAATTTAGACAGTTGCATGTTTATGTCCAAAACGTGAAAAGCGGAAAAGCTAAAATCTCAAAACCTATGGTTACTCTTGGTGACGAACACTATCCATGGAGTTCTGCGCCAGAAGATGTAGATAACCCAACGGAGGCAGTGTGATGAATCAAGATATGTTTGGGACTCTTCCTGACGGGAGTTTATATACAAAGAGGCGAAATCTGTGGACTCGACCGTCTCAGAATGTAGTGACTTATGAAGGGCACGAGTGTGAAAAGATAACTTGCGGGCTTAAACAGACAAAATACTATCTAAGGCAAGAGTTATTTCCACTTGTCGGAAGTGTGGGAAGAGAAACACATTTTACCGTGTCTTTTGACTATATTTACATAGAGCGTCAAAGAGGCACAACCAATCCAATGTCAGAGACGTATCCGAGTGGTTATACAACAAACCCTCTCGAATCCAAATATTGGTTTGGTCATATTCCTAAATCAGGAAATATAATGCTCATCAATGGCGAAATTTGGCGGCACCATAAATACACCTTTGCTTTTGACGTTGACAAAGGCAAGGCGGTTACCCTTCCGATTGTTCCCGCCTATTTAAGAGATGTAGACGCAGATCTCTATATCAGAAACATCATGGTGACTTACGGAGATGAAGATTATCCATACACTCCAGCTCCTGAAATTGATCCGACGGTGGTGTTTGATGAGAATCTTTTTCCATATACGATCCCTAATGCTGAGAATTTCTCAAAAATAGAATCAAGTGGTCCAGTGGAATATTCAAAAATAGAAGATAATTCATTTTGCTTTAAAGTAGCGGCAGACGCTAGTAAAACAGGATATATTTATCCAACTGATGGTTTAGATGTTCTGCAAACTGCCGAAAAGTTAATTCCAAATCAGGTTTATACATATCAATATGATGTTTGGACAAGCGTCGATCACTCAACAGATAGAGGTCTACTGTCTCACATGCAATGCAGAAAAGATGCAAAAGATTTACACTGTGAAGAATATATTTCAATTACTCCATCTACTGTAAAAGCAGACACTTGGACACATGTGACAGTTAAATTTAAGACTTCATACCCAACCAATATGAGAGTATTCCATCTATCCGCTACTAAGAATGCCGTGATTAAGGTCAAAAATCATATGCTAACAATTGGTGAAGAGATTTATCCATATTCTCCTTCTCCTCAAGAATTAGCGAGGTAACCTAAATGGCTATATTAGCAAGCCGCACCATAGCTATAGACTCTTATGGAAAGCAGATCACTTCTCTAAAATCCAGTATCGAGACATTACCAGGACAAATACTAAGTACTGTTTCAGCTGAATATATTACAGGTGAAACGTTGACATCGTACAATTTCCAGACAGTCGATTCCTTCAATCAGGTTATCAAAGAGGCGGTCACAAATCTTAACGGAACGATTGAAGATAAAACGAAGTATATGCGTTTTACCAATAAGGGTCTTGAAATTGGCGAAGTGAATGCTCCAATCAAACTGTTGATGAAAAATGACAGAATTGCTTTCGTTACTTCTGATAACTCCGAACCGATGTGGATCACCGCAAACATGATTCATATCAACGAACTCGAAGTCAAAGAGAAATTCAAATTTGGCGGCATGACGGTAACGATTAACTCTCAGGGAATCGGAGTTATTCGATAGAAAGGAGGTAATATGGCTTATTGGTTTGGTACGACGAATACAAGATATTCACTCGATGAAGGAATTACATTCGGCGCAGGAAACAGTCCAACGAATTATAAATGGGTTGTTCGTGCGTGGTTTGATGGCGGTCGATATTTAGAGTTAGCAAGAGACTGACCCGGAAACGCAAACACAACTGTTCCACTAAATTGGGGTAGCCAAAAAGGGAATGCGTTAATGCGTATTATGGGTAACCGTCGAGAAATCACCACATCCAGAATTAACGCTATTATGTACAGTGGTGGAAATTGGTCTGATAATGGTGGAAACCATCAGATTTATACGATGGATTTGCCTAATGTTACTTTTACGATTCCAGACAACGGGAATTACAATCCAAAATTAAGCGCAAGTTTTACTTTATATAATGCTCTAAATGGGCAATGGGTACAAAACAAAACTACCGCTCTTATAACCTCAACCGCCGAAGCGGCTCCGGGTACATCTATTGAAGGGGTTGCAAATACATTTTTAGCTGATGGAGATGTCTGGTGGGGTGAATCTGTAACGAAAACCACTCCTATCACTAAAGCTGGAACATTTCAGATTAAAACAGAAACTCAGGATACTCGTAAACTAAGAAAAGAAATTTTTACAACCATTAATGTATTACCCTACCATTCGCCAAGAATAAACACATTCACACTTCAAAGATGTAATTCTTCTGGAGCTTTGGATGCTAACGGCACTTATGCGAAAGTTACGTATAACTATGAAGTTAAAAACATCTCAGGAAACACAGCTACAGCTGTCTTTCAGTATTTAAATGGGTCAACATGGACAACTCTTAAAACCTTCACTGCCTTTACTGGCAATTCGTCTTTTGTGACGGGAAATATCTGTCCAACAAACACGGAAACTCAATTCAGAGTTATACTTACTGATAAATTCGAGTCTGTAACTCATACCGGAAGTATTACCCCTGCAAGAGCTTGGATGGGATTTTCTCAGCAAGGTGATGCTATGGTTTGCGGTCGTGAATACAACCAAGCTACCGATGCGGGAAAAACGATTACCGCAAGACCTTTTGTGGCTGAAAGTCATGCTTATTTTGATAAAAAACTCATTTTTAATACCGCTGAAGCTATTAAATCTCTTGTTGATCGATTATATCCCATTGGAATCAGTCTTCCTTTTAAAGAAGGTGTAAATCCAAATACTATATGGCCTGGAACAACTTGGCAAGAGATGGCCAACGTTATCGAGTCGACAGTACAGAGCGGAAAGTGCATCAACGTTTATGGAGCAAATATGGAAAACCAGAGTCCAATAGTTATTTATGATATGGATGGAACATATGCATCAAAATGGAGATTTTATTTAGCCCCACTTAACGAAACCGGACGGAGTGTTAAAACCCCATGGTGGCTTAGAACAGGGTAAGGAGAAATTATGATTATTTTCGTAGGATTAGATGAAGACAGGAATATTAATGCTTTATCAACATTCAAAACTGACAAGACACCAATTGAATTAGATAACCAGGCCGTTGAGATTCTTGCTGATCTTGACGGCTTTTATATTTCTGGAGATAAACTCATGTATTCAGTGGAACTTTCAGAATCTAAAAAATTGGCTGAGAAAGAAAAGAAGGCTAAAGAAGAAGCTGAAATTACTCTTGAATATCTGAAAAATAAGGAAGTTTTAGATTCGTTAGATGATGAAGCGGCTCTTATGGTAGTTGCTCTATATCCTAAATGGCAAGCTGATATTTCACTTAAAGCGGGTGAAAGAATCAGACATAAAGATGTTTTGTATAGAGTCTTAACCGCACATATTACTCAGGAAACTTGGACTCCAGATCAGGCACCATCCTTATTTTCTAAAATTTTAATCGAGGATCCAACTGTTATTCCTGAGTGGGAACAGCCTGATTCAACCAATGGGTATTCTATTGGTGATCAGGTTACCCATAATGGTAAAACTTATAAATCTTTGGTAGACAATAACGTTTGGGAACCTGGAGTTACTGGAACTGAAACTTTATGGGAAGAAATTTAAAGAGAAAAGGGAAAGATATTTATGATCAACTGGAAAGTTAGACTAAAAAACAAGCAATTCTGGACTGCACTAATTCCTATGGTATTTTTATTAGTCCAGCAGATTCTTAAAGTTTTTGGCATTGAATATGACGGTACCGATATGGCTAATGCACTTGTAGCTATTATTGGTACCCTTTTTGCTATTTTGGCTTTATCTGGTATTGTAGCCGATCCGACCACAAAAGGATTCGGAGATTCTGAACAGGCTTTGACATATGAACAGCCTAAGCAGAAAGGTGCGTAGTGGATCAGATCGTAACGGAAATTCTATTTTTCGGAAGCCTTTGTACAGCAATTGCTGCGATCTGGACTTTAGTTGTAAAAATGATCAAACCTTTTAAAGATCTCGAAAACAGGGTTAAGACGATAGAAGAAACCGTTAATACCAACAAAGATAAACTCATCAATGATAATGAACGTCTTGTTAATCAAGAGATGGTTAACCAAATGCTGCTAAAAGGTGTTAACACATTAATCCAGCATGAGCTTACAGCAAACCATACTGAAGATATGAAAGTTTGTTCAAAAGAAATTGAAGATTTAATTTATTCAAAGGGCGGGTCGTTATGATTCGCTCTTTTTCTTATCTTAGAACTGATCGTAAATGGAGGACAAAACAATGACTAAATTTGATACCTTCTATAATTACTCTAAAGGTAAAGCCTGGGATAAATATGGAAAAAGTTGGAATGTGGCTTATGCTACAGGTGGAGATTGTAACTTTGCCGGACAGTGTGTATCACTCGTAAAGACATATCTTCTATATTTATATGGTAACAAAGTTAAGGACTCGTACGGAGATGCTAAAGACTATTGGTATGGACGTAAATATAATGGGATTTTGGATCTTTTCAACGAAGCCAGTGATTTAAAGAATGGAGATATTGTTGTAAGCACTGGGTCTGATGCTAGATATGGACATATTTTTATCTACAAAGACGGTCAGGCATTTACTCAAAACTGCTGTAATAATCCTAAAGCATCTATGTATCCACTATCATGGCAGGGAACGATTACAGGCATTCTCAGACCTAAAGTATTAATTTCAAATTTCGATCTTATTCCCGAACATAGAATCGCAAAGGTTAAACCGGATCATGAAATAAATATTCGAGTAGACAACCCAGTTGGAAGAATCGTAAGAACTGCAAAAACAGGAACCGAAATTGAATATACTGAAAAATGTGTTTGCTATGGACATCGTTATATTTCATGGATTGAAAACGGCAAACGATTATTTATGGCTGTAACTCCAACCGAAAAGCAGAAAGATCATTGGGTGGATATTTCTTCGGTTAAATCTAAATTCAAAGGTGTAGATATTTCTAACTATCAGCCAAACTTCGATTTTGTTAAAGCTAAAAAAGATATTGATTTCGCCATCCTTAGATGTGGGTTTGCTACCACTGAAGATCTAAGTTTCATGAGACATATTAAAGAAGCAAAGAAAGCTGGAGTGGATATCCGTGCTATATATTTATTTACTTATGCTTTAAACATGAATGAAGTATTAGCTGAAGCTGATTTTGCAGTCGAATGTGCTAAGAAAGCGGGTCTTCCAAAGAGTACTGTTATTTTCTTTGATATGGAAGGAGCCAGTATTGAATACGCCAAAAAACAGGGAATTAATCTTACATCTTCTGATGTTCAGAAATTTACTAGAGCCTTTATGGATCGAGTAAAGTCTCATGGCTATAAGACTGGATATTATACAAATCTTGACTGGTCAAAGAACAAGTACAATGGTTTTAAGAAGAAATCGGATGAGTTATTCTGGTTTGCAAGGTATAACGCCAATCCAGAACTTACTTATGATGTGCTTCAATATACGAGCAGCGGATCTGTTAACGGAAATCCAGGACCACTTGACATGAACTATTGGGTTACATCAAAACCTTCTAAACCGGCTGAAAAACCTAAAGAAGTATGGGATAAGAATGCTATTGTAAAGGTCGGTTCAACGGTTAAATCCACAAGCTGTTCTATTGCTGTGGTTCCTGGAACAAATTCGGCGTTTAGAAACAATTGTGTTTATATTCCAGCCTTAGGAGGTCTTGTACCTTTAGAAGATGTAACAGAAGCGGCAGATACAAGAGATGGAAAGAATGATGATGTAATTTCTACTCTTGCAAGTCGAGTATATTTAAACCCGTCAAAAGTTACAGCTGTTAACGCACAATTAAATCTTTGTATGGTTAATGGCTATTGGGTTAATGCAGAACCTCTGATGGTTAAAAAGTAAGTTTTATTATGTGAGATCATGATATATTCTTTTCGAAGAATTATCGTGGTCTCTCTTTTTATTTAAAGGAGAATAAACCATGACTTTATTAGAAGCTATAGAACTATATTTAGAAACCAAAGGAAATTTAAAGCCAAGTTCTTTAAGAGAATATCATCATTTACCTGTAATTCCCAAGCTTTTTCTACCTAGAAATTCTATCTAATTTCTAACTGCTTTAATTACGCTTTATGTATAGCTTTTTTCGAGCTAAAACCACCCATATACTCCTAAAAAGATTTATTCTATAGGTAGAAATAATTCTACCGAGGTGAATCGTTATGTATCTCTGCTATGACAGAAAAAATGGGGTTGAATATGGGAAAGTCTGCTGTTCACACTGGGTGGACGGTAAAGACCGAAAGACTTACATCAATCTTGGTCGTGTAATCGACAAACAGAATCATATTTTCAAAAACCGTAAGCGAGGACTGTTTCGCTATGATCCAG